AACATTCGTTAGCCACGCCTGCTCCAACGGCGGTGTCGATACAAGTAATACAGGCATCAATTACACTCCGCACCATGCCAGCAAAAGAGCTTGTGTCCTTTTTACAGGCGGAGAGCGTGGTTGCACAATTTTCTACTGCGTCCATCACGTCTGGGTCGTAAATGTCCACATCGTACTTGTTGTTTTTGATTTTCAGTATCATGTACAAGCCCTCCTTTTGATTAGGCGCCAACGGTGTAGGTGTACTCGTCAGGGGTGCCGATAGCCGTCAGTTCGATGTCGATTTCGCCGGCCGCACCAGATTCCGCGCCGCCATCTTTGTTCACGCAGATGGAGACCGTTCCAGACTCGCCAACGCCAGTCAAGGCGCAGAAATACACGTACCCGCGTTGCACGGCAGCGCCACGGCCAAACTTAATGGCATGGGACATGCAAAAATCCTGAAACACATCGCCAATGATACGCTTGCCCTCTACCTTAAACGCCCGCTTAGTGCTTTTCTTCAAGGTGCTTGCACCTTCGTACAAAAAGTTAGTTTCCGAGTTTTCCGGAGACAGTTCAGCACCTGCATTCTCCACATGGACCGCTACAGGAGCGTAGGTGGTTACCTCACCACTACCATCTTCTGAGCAGTCAACAGCTAAAATGAAGTCCCTGCCATCCACGTCTCCAGTGTAAGTAGGGCTGGGCGTAATATTGTATTTAGTTAAAAGTTCCGCAATTGTCATATTTTATTCCTCCGTATAAATCAGTTTGATTTGAATTTGGTACCGAGCCATGCCGTTGTCATACACCACAAACGGGTATGGCGTGGACGCAACCGACACACTCGACACCTTTTTATCTGTCCCAATATCCGGGAAATTTCGCCGCCTTGATTGCAGCCGAATCCAGCTGGACAAATCCTCATACCAATCAAGGATTTCGGTATTTTGGATGATGTCATCCCCGAATGCCTCGCAGGATGCCAGAACGAACGTGCGTTCTACTTGTTGACTGCCATCCAAATATGGTTTTACAAAATACTCTGGATCAGAATCGAGACTATAGCTCGACTGATCCTCTGGCAGACAATCCACATTGATTCGATCCCCCGCCAGTCCGTCATAGGTATTTAGCCAGGCCCGCAGGCCCTTTGTAATGCTCATTTCGGTTTACCCCCCACATACTTTGCAAAGGTGGCCACAATCTGATCACCCTCCGCCTGCATAGTTCTGACGTCCTACTTACTGCCGCGCATGGGGGCTTGATTGTATGTTATCGCTTTGCCCGTGTAGCGTTTCGGGGCTCGTCCAGCCATTACCTTGCCGTAGTATTGGTAATGGGCATATGGCGACTTATAGAGGATTCCAACGTCACCTGAGCCCTTCCCTGTAATTTCACGATTATTTTTCAGCACGCCAGTCTGCATTGGAACGCGCTTATCACATTTTTGTGCCACAAGATTAGCCAGGTGCCGGGCCGCTTTTCTATCTCGCCCGAAACCACGGGATTTCAGGATTTTCTTATAATCAATGTCCACTTTTATGTCCATGCTTTCCCCTCTAATGTGAACGAGGCATGGGCCAAACTGGATCGGTATGGGTAGTATTTTCGCCCGGATATTTTCATGGGTGCATAATCTGACAGCACTTTCGAGGCACTACCGGTAAACGATTCCACGTCACACTCTCCCGAGATGATGTAATCCCCACTGGAAGGTAGCAGCATGTCCGCTTTTTTGCGGACCATTAACTTGCTGCCACCTTGCTGGGTAATACCATGGGCGTTAATCGTTTGCCCGTCTGCGTAGCTGATATGCACGCCGTATAGTACGTGGCGTGTCCAGTTTGTATAGTCGCCATCAATGGTCTTGTGGTATAACGTTGCCGTCTGATTCCACATACTCACACCCCGCAGTACATTAACCCGGAACCAGCAAGCCAGCGCGACGCAATAGAGTACATTTCGCTCTGCACTGTGGAATTTCCAGCATGTGCTAACGTGCGGCTCCAATCGTCTGTTGTCTCGCTGCTAATTTCCGGGTCAAAACGTTCCCGCACTAGGAATAGAACTAGTTCGGAAGCGCAGGAATCAACTTTCTCCTGGGCATCCGCGTCCAGTGTTCCAGAAGAGCGTCCGAATGTGAGAGAATTGATATAGCTGTTCACCTTATCCGCAATCACTGCGGCTTCAGTTGCGTTTTGGTTGTCTGGCGCGTAAGACTCAAACAGAGTCGCTACGTCACCAATGTTGATACCATTCATTGTTTAGGACCCTGCCGTAACTGCAATTTCTTCCACGGTATACCCATTATGCTCGTTAAACCAAGACACCGCCCTTTCGTTGGACGTTTCAGCCTGCCCGTTTGAAAACTGTATGCCGCACACATCGGTACCGCAGTACCCTGGGTTGCTGTCCACCGTAACCCTGTAGCTTTTTACAGCCGTTTCTTTTGCCTTGTCAGCCATTATTTAGCCCTCCTTACGCGATTTTGATATTACGCAACACGCCAGCGTGTGCGGTATTTTTAAGCACGGTTGCCGCTACCATTTCCACGTCGCCGTCATGCACTGCGCCAGGTTCGGAGAAATTGGGAAGGTGCTGAGTAAGTCCGGAAGAACCCGTTAGGGTAACGCCGTGGAACCCGTCATTGACATCAAATTTCACGGCGTAAATATCAGTCAGTCCGGTTTCCTCTGTACCACCAATCGTTCTGGTGATGCCGCTTTTAACGATTGGTACGGCGGTTGCAGTTTCGCTGGCCACAGTATAATGGTTTTTCAGGTCCATAAAACGGATGCCGTCCATGCTGGTAATCTTCCGGCCAAACGCCTCTTCAGATTCGGTCTTGTACCCCAGCACACGGGCCATAGTCTGAATTTTTGCGATCATGCTGGTGTTCATCAACAATGCGGTTGCATCGGTCTCTCGGATCAGCTTTTGCAGTGCTTCATACAATGCGTCTGCATTTGTTTTCAGGAGAGCAATAGTTGACACATCAATTTTGGTTGTCGCACCAAACTCAGTGGATTGGCCAGTTACCATCTTATCCAGACCATCAAACTCATTAGTATTTGTGGTGCTGTTGCCGTTAATCATGGTGTAGTGGAACAGGGTTACAGCCGCCTGAATTTTCTCCTGAATCTGGAACGCAAGGTTGTTCCACTTACCTTCTGCTTGATTCAACACGCGGTCCATGGAATATTTTCCGCCGAAGATTTTCAGGTCAGCGGACTTCTTTTGCAAAGTTGCCTGAGAAGCCGTGTATTCCGTATTCAGGGCGCGGAAACTTGCCGTAGAGGGCAGAAGCTTCTGTAAATACGAATAAGTAAGCGTGGAACCGCCGGACGGGCTCACGCAATCGTCAAACGGCAAGAGCTGTAGAATCTCGCTTTCCCGCAAGAAGGTGTCCACAACCTTGTCAAATACTTTATCGGCCATGCCGATTTTCATTTCAGCAAGTGTAATAGCCATATCTTATCAATTCCTTTCTCGTTTAGGTGGATGGTTCAAGTTCCATTTGCAAAGCTTCCGCCATAGTTTTCGGCTCTTTGCTGTCCGCGTCATCTCCGTCAAGCTCATGGCCTGTGCTAGCCGTCACGCCGGTTCCGGTGGCCTCTCCCGAATCAAACAAATAATTATCTGATTCCGTCAGTGCCTTAATAGCGGCTTTAATATCCGCGGTCTGATCCTTAGATTCACGCAAAGATTCCATATCAAGCAGCGCCTTTACTGCTTTCGGATTCCGGGCTTTCGCATCCCGTACGGCGTTATCAATCAGAGAGTCAAATTTAAAAGCGTCTGCTTGCGCTGTCATATCATTTTGTAACTTCTTGATCTGTCCTTTCAAATCGTCAACATCGACACCCTCAAATGCTTTTAGGCCGTCTTGAGCAGTTTTCAATTGCCCCTGTGTATCTTTAAGAGCATCATTTTTTGTATTGAAATCCGTGCGGGAAACAAATCCCTTGCCGATTTCCTCACTTACTTTCTGGTCAATTTCATCAGTGTACTTATCACCTAAAATCGTTTTCAACCATTCCAGCATATTGTATCCTTTCCCCGCTATCCTTTTTATCCGGCAAGTCCCGGTTCTGCGGTG